CAGATATATTATCTGATTTAAGTATTACTCTTTTATAACTAGCCATTTTGTTTAGCTACTTCCTTCTCGAATGCTTTTTGCAGTTTATCTAATAACTTTCCAAACTCAACAGCATTTGACCCTTTTATGGTAGCGTTTGCCATTGCTTGTACTAAAATGTTTAATTCTGTATCTACTAAATCAACTTTCAAGGTTCCTCCTATGCATTTCTCCAAGTTTTTGAATAACAGCGTATGCCTGTTCAATTTCATGCCCCTCAAATGTTGACTTTGCCAACAATTTTAATAAAAAATCTGTATCCCTAACCCCCAGATTGACTGGGGGCTTGGGATTATTTGTGTCCATTTTATGATTGTACTTAGACATTAAGATGTTCTTATGTACATCACTCCACTTACTTCTTGAATACCACCAACTGGTACAGAAGTATCATTTGCATCTAACGAACTATTGCTTACAATTGATGAAATACTGGCTGTCTTTGTAGCATTAGCAAAGCTATCTGCTGTAACACCCATTTTCCATGATGAAGAACCAGCATCATAAAACATTACTGGTTTACTAGCACTTCTAGTATCTTTATCTACTTCAACCATTAAACCAGCACTTTCTGCTCTAGTAGCATCAGAGTTTAATAGCATAGTATTATCAGCAATTTCTAATGTTTCAGTAGTTGTAGTAATTGTTGCACCACTAACTGTTAAATCACCAGCAATTGCTAGGTCTCCAGATATGTTTGTAATTGCCTGTGTTGCATTAACAGATAGCACACCAGAACTATGTCCAAGACCTGTACCAGCTACACTTGCATCCAAAGCAAAAGAAATAGTCTCATCTGAAGATTGGTCTACTGTAAAGTCTCCCCCACCAGATAAACCATTACCAGCAGATAATGTAATAGTGTTATCATTTGGAGAAGGCATTGTAGCCCATCCCATTCCACCATCACCACTTGTTTGTAGAAACTGTCCATTTGTACCATTTCCTATTGAATTACCTCTTCCATCGTTGAACTGCTCTGGTTGTACAGAAGCATCTGCTAAATGTCTGTTAAGTACTTTATCAGCTCCAATAGACAATGCCAATGCAACTGCTCCACTACCATCAAAGTTTACACCAGAGGATGTTCCTACATCACCACTTGCAGAAAAAGCTCTTGCAGTTGCTAGTTTAGTTGAAGTAGCAGAATTACCAGTTGTATCTTGATTACCTCCAGCATTCACTCCAGGTAAATTTATATTTGCACTTCCGTCAAAGCTTACGCCACCTAATGTTCTTGCTGTAGCAAGTTTATCAGCTTTGGCTGAAGTTTGTGCTATATGGTCAGCCGAATCTTCGACGACCACCTTACTATATGTTGCCATATATATGTCTCCTTATTTTGTATTTTGCCCTTATACTGCCATGTATAAATGACCATTCAAGTTCACCAAATCTCCAGCCTGTGGATTCGTTGGTGCTGTGCTAACATTAATAGCACGTATTGTCCCATCACTTTTGATGTTTAACAATTCTGTTCCATTGCTTTTAAAAGAAAAGCTTCCATTCGATGAAATATTGCCATTTGATATCGTTACGCCAGAAGTAACTGATAATCCCCCAGCTATCTCTACTGCTGTAGTACTTAAAAATAAAGGGCTTGAAATACCCTCTCCATCAAATACTCTTTTTGGCCTATCATCTAATCCAGTATTTGGAGCGTTTCTATCAAGTACTGTCAATAAATCTGCATAAGTATTCGCTACTGTAAATTCTCTTAACCCAGCCATTATAATCCCCCTAATGTTGATTGAGAAACTGCTACTGTTTGCTTTACAACTGCTTCTTCTGCTTTAATAGTTTTAAGTTCTCTAGTTGTAGCACTAGCCCATTTCTCTGTTCCTCTTGCCCATCCTTGGTGAGTTTGCCCCCACCTTGTATTAATGCCTTGATTTGTAGACACAATATCTTTTATCATTAATAATCCCTTGGTATGATTGAAATAGGGCTTTCTTCAGATTTTGCAGAATTTGATTCTTGTTTACCCTCGTTTATTGCCATATTAAACTTTTGATGAAAATAATCAGCAGTTTTTAACTCACCTTTTTTCTCATATCCATGTGCTATGGCTTTATATGTTAAAGCCTCATGGTATTCAACTGGGACAACTGGAGATTGTAGCATTCCAATTTCTATTCGCACACCAGCAGAATTATTTACTCCTATGTCTACGCCAACAAATGGTGCATCGTGACGAGAACAATGTAAAGATAATGTCCCAGCAGTTGGCCCAGTTACATTACCTTGTGCATCAATATCTCCTACAGCTATAGCATCTTTATCTATCCAATATACTTTTGCCATTATACGTCTAAGTCCTCATTTTCTGGTGGGGTAAGATTTCTTTGAATAGCCTTTCCATTAAAAAACACTTTATTAATAGAAACAATTTCATCGTCAATTTGATACCACCTAACACCCTCAGTAATTGCTTTTTGGAATACCCCTCTTAATATCTTTGTTTTTTTAGTAAACTCACGTAAAGCTTGGTTTAAATACACTCTAATTTCTTTTTCTAGCATTTCTGGATGATGTGTACGAACCAATTCAACCATCTGCTCTTGGGTAATACCATATCCATAAGCAACTGTAATTTCATTTCCATTCTCATCTAAATAGGTAACTGTAGGTGCATTTGTAGTTGTTGGATTACTTTGAGCCATTATTCACCCCCCTGTTGAGGCTGTGCCATCCCAGCACTACCATTCAACCTTGCAATTTCATCTTGATACATCATGGTAACTGTTTGCAGTTCTTGTTGAGCTACAGAAGTAAGTTCAATATCCTCATCCTCATGTATCATTTTATTAATTTTATGTTGTAGCAATCTTATTGCTGAACCAATTACAACAGCATATTCTGCTCTATCTGGAAAATTGTCTATAGAGTCTTCATTGTATAAAGGAGAAGGATATAAATTAAAATCCAATTGACCTTGCTCTGTTGCAGTAGGGTCTGGTTTTATAAATAAGAATCCACCTGTAGTTATTTGACCCTCAATGTAATAAACAGGACTTCTTTTGGTTGGTTCTTTAATACTGCCACTATTGGCTTGTAAATGTGCTTTTTCTTCTAATGGCATTTCTATGCAACCATGACCAGCCCTAGTTACCTTGACTACTTTTTTATCCGTAACTGTTATTCCAGAATCACTTGTAATATTTGTTTTAATACTATCCCTAATAAGAACATCATCTGGCATTAGATTTAGAACTGCTCTAGCAGACTGCTTTAAGAAATTATTTATCATTTCGTTGTATGCATTCTGACCAGTTGCTCCAACTGTTGCTGTTTTCCCAGCTATGTTTTCTATTTGTGTTTTAAAGTTTGCCATATTTCAAAGTGGGGGCTATCCGAAGACAGCCCCCTTGTCTCATACTTATTAGTATATTTTGAACAATGAATGAGATTCAATCATTGAAATACCAATGCCTTCATCAGACATATACTGGTCTTTCACAATATCAGCATCATTTGCTTGGATAGAAGCTTGAAACTGTGGTGCTCTATACTGAGCATGGAACAGATTCGAGTCATCTACAACTAGCATATACTTGTTGTACCTTCCACGTAAAGCTGGAGTTGGAATCAACTGCAACATTCCATGAGGTGTTTCAAGCATTCTGTAGTTAAAACCAAGAGCATCTCTCTTCATATCAGAAAGACCGACTTCCCAGCCAGAATTCTTAGAGAAAGAGTTGTCTGGCCCAAGTGTAGACCAGTACCCAAGAGCACCAGCACCTACAAAGGCTCGTTTCATTCCAGCAGTTGGTACATACTGGAATACTTTTTCCATTTGCTCTACAAACGCTTTGTAATCATAACCACCATTGGAAGAACTATCTATGCCAAAGATATTCTGAGAATATGAGTTAGCATCAGAAACTCCGTGCTTTTCCAACGCTGGGATGATACCCATTGTTGTACGAACAGCCATTCCATCAATTGAAACATCTTCCAATTGAGCAAATCCAGATTCAATTCCTTTTGGGTTTGCCCCAAATAGAAAAGCTCTTTCTTTCTGAATCTTATGCTCAGAAGCTTTCTGGTCACGAAGTCTAGCCAATTCCTTTGATTCTCCACGTAGAGAAGCCTGTAACAATGTTCCAGTTACTTCTACTGGTGTTTTGAAAATCTGGCATTGGTTGAAGACGACTGATAAATCATCGCTCCAAGCGACTGGTGAGCCACTTCCTTCAGCCTGTGCATTACCAATAACGGAAAGCTTATCGCCTACCTTTACTGTTATTGCATCTGAAGATAGAGTTTCGTAAGTCATAGCAGTACCATCAGCATTGATTCCAGTAATCAAAATAACACCCTCATTTTTAAGGTTGTCATTTACAAAAGCTTCACCTTCTGCTTCTGCAACTGAGTCACTCCAAACTTCGCATTCTAAACCAATTAGGTTTTTTCCAACGACTAATCCTTCTGCTGAAGCAACTTTGTCAGCAAGAGTAGCATCGACTGTTAGCTCTTGCTTTTGCCATGGGTTTCTGTGTTCAAACATTTTGAAAGTAGGGTCAGCCATACCACTAATCGTGTTTTGATTAGCAACGACAGTAAGAAAAGGTGCTACATCCGTCCAAAGTTCTTTAACAACCTGTGGGCTAATGTAAAAGTCTCTTCTTTCGTCATAGAGTACGCCACTTGAGCCAAGATTCTTAGCCCCTACTACTGTAGTATCTGTTGTAGCCATTATATCCTCCTAGAGATATTTACTTTTTATTTAGCATTAAGCCCATGTTAAACAAATCTTGCTCAGAATATTGAGGTTCTGCATTACCTGTCTGCACAGCAGTAGGTGTAGGAACTTTCATTCTTTCTTTTGCATTTTGCATAGCCTGGACTTTTTGTTTAGTTGCAACTTGCTCTGGAGTAGGTGCTTGTCTTAATTTGTCAAGCTGGACTAGATTTTCTAGGGTAACGGAATCTGGGGAACTATAGAAATTCAAGAATTCATCAGCCTTACCTTGTTCGTATCCATATTCGTTTACAAGACGATACTTCATATCTGAAACAGCTTGTTGCTGTTGATATTCAGCTTGTCTTTGCTGAACCTTCTGCTGTTCTGCCTGTAACTGCTGTATTCTTTGTTGTTCTATACTTTCTTGATAATCAATCATTCCATCTCTATACTCATCAAGCTCTGCTCTGTATTTGTAAGAGGCACTATCTACATCCATATACGCTTCAGTTGCATCGTAGTTAGTTGGTTTGGTTGGACGTGTCGGTTTCTTTGGTAATTCCATAGATTTCTCTTGCGAGGGAACCTCTGGGGTATCACCAGAAAGTGACTTTGCTACTCCTTTGAGTATATCTGGGTTTTCTTGAATGTACTCTGCTATTGGAGCTACTTTCTCATACTCAGCTAATTTCTTACTCATGGTATCAAATTCACTTGCCTTTTGGTCGTACCGTGATTGCCAATACTGATAACGTTGTTCGTCACCAGCACCTTCTGGCTGAGCTTCAGCTTGTTCAACAGGCTGTTGCTCGGTTTCTGGGTTGACTTCTGCATTTGGTGGCGTTCCCCAATACTCGATAGCTTCATCAGCTACGTTTGGGTCTTGCACATCAGCAACGCTTGGGTCATTTATATCAGCCATTTTTATCTCCTTCCCAATTTGTCATTAGACAGCAACTGGGTTTATTTGGTTTGCTTGTATTTCCCTGTTTTCATCTTTGACTTTGCTAAGTTCATCTTGCAAACGTGCTTCGTACAATTGACTTGCTTTTTCCGTTTTGTTTGCTGAATTCGTTAGCTTGGTCTTGAATTTTTCAATTTCAACTTTTGGAAATTTTCCG